CAATCGTATTGTCGTTGAACAGGAATATAACCGAGTGTGCCGTAACGCCAATGTGCGACTCGTGGTGATCAACACTCACCGGCAACACGTGCTGAATGCGTATTACACACAATTTCGGCATGAACGCGTGGCGCTCTCGCGCAAACGGTTACCCAAATGGGTGCAACAGTCGATGGGATATGAGAATCCAGCTGTTGTTAATGCCGTGTGCTAGGGGTGCCCGCGTAGGTTTCACGGAACACATACAAGTACTAGTCAGACTCTGCGTGAACAGATGAAGGAGTTGATTGGTGCCGGTGGTGGTTCACTGTGCGTGAAACTGAACGGGAAGGCTTCAAAAACCCGACAGTATGTTATTGCTGAAGGTTTTGGTCCAGATCACAGGCTGGGCGTTTTTAATAATAACACCGCTACAATTGAACGGGCGTTTGTTGAAAGGTATTTCCTCTGTAAAGATGGAGATAAATTTCGGCCGGCGCTCGTACCCGAACGACGAATATGGAAATCTCGTGAGTTGACACTGTTCCGGAAAGAGGTTGTGGGTGGTTTATGCCGCCTGCCAGTTCTAACCGAAGATCAGGTTGTGTCATTATACACGGGCGCAAAACGCCGCACCTATGAGTTAGCACGCCAGACGCTTATGCGTAGGCCGTTGCAACCCAGCGATGCTCGCTTGACTTCCTTCGTTAAGTTCGAAAAACAGGATATTGGTAAGGCACCGAGGATAATCAATCCCCGGTCTGCGTGCTATAATTTAGTACTTGGTAAATATCTCAAACATGCTGAGAAACCGATATTCAAATCAATCAATGCCTCATTCGGTGCGCACACTGATGCGACCGTTATCAAAGGGTTCAACGCTGTTGACTCCGCCCGAGTCCTACGACAGAAGTGGGATCGGTTTGGTGACACTGTCGCTGTCGGTTTGGATGCGACCAAATTTGACATGCACGTGAGCATAGACGCGCTTAGGTATGAACATTCATTCTACCGAAGCTTGTTTCCGGGTTGCAAGGAACTGCGGCGTCTACTCAAGTGGCAGGAAGAAAACGCTGGTATCGCGTACGCTCTGGACGGGAAAGTAGAATTTTCCGTTCATGGCACGCGGTCTAGTGGTGACCTAAACACTTCACTTGGTAATTGCATTATCATGTGTGCATTGATACAATCCTTTGCGCGGCAGCGCAACATCACAATAGAGCTCGCCAATAATGGTGACGATTGTGTTGTTTTCATGGAGAATGAGGATTTAGTAAGATTTGAATACGAGCTGGATGCGTGGTTCCGGGGTCATGGTTTTGCTATGACGACAGAGCCCGCCGTACGCCGTTTCGAGCATATTGAGTTTTGCCAAACGCAACCGATACAAACGTCCAATGGGTGGATAATGGTTCGTAAACATCATGCGGTGTTTACAAAAGACCCTATGTGTCTTGTCACAGTTCCAAATGACAGAACATATCGTAAGTGGTTAAATGCCGTCGGGCAGTGCGGAGCGCATGCCACGGCTGGAGTTCCAGTACAACATGCCTTCTATAGTGCTTTCGAGCGCTTGGGAATCAATGCTAGTGCAGGGCTCATCAGAACCGTATTCCACAACACAAGCTGGAACCAGAAATTGGCAGGCTTGGAGTTGAGTTCAACCCATATCACTCCGGAGGCGCGAGCATCGTATTATGCCGCCTTTGGGGTACTCCCTGATGCACAAGTTGCTATGGAGGAGGCGTTTGGTAGTGCCACGATGGAACAGTTGGGAAACATGATAGTTGAGCGTCCGAATGCTCTTCAACCCGGGATAAGTTTATTACAACATATCCACCATGAATAAACCTAACACCATCAACCAATCCGCGCGTAAACGTAGAGCTAAGCTCCGAGCTGGCACACGTGCGCGTACCAAAGACGTATTTGGGAGGCCTAGTGGCCTGCTGTCCAATCCGAGACAATACGTCCTTGCTGTAATTGATCCCTTCGCACCGGAAGCGGTTGGAGTAAAGCTGCCAGATTTTGATGGCAACGCTTCATTCACCGTAACCTCGCGCGATGATCTGTCCATCTCCGTCAATGCACTCGGAGCGGCAGGAACATTACTACAGTTTGGCGTATCCGGACGTAATCAGACCCAGTCAATAACTGCGACTGCCACACAGTTCACCACTGTCGGCGCGCAAAATTTTGCCTGGTCCGATTATACATCCGGCATGCTTGCATCAACCAATTCGGTTGCTTCTCGCATGATTAGTGGAGGTATTCGTATCTCCAACATTTTGTCTCTGGCTGGAGCAACTGCTGCACAAGGCAGGCTTATTATTGCCCCCATACCTAACTACACCGTTTATAACACCGGTACATTCACTGAATCATCCATTCGCAAGTTGCCCGGATCAGTCGTGATTGCGCTTGCAGCGCTCGCGGCTTCATCTGAGCCTGTGTATTGTTATTCTCGTGCGTTGGATCCGTCTGCATATTCATATGTGCAGCCAGGGTACACACTCACTGGAACAGCAAATGATGATCCACAATTTACCAGTTTTGTCCTCATGATCGTGGGTGCTCCGGCAACCACAACTCCGCTCATTGTTGAGATGGTAGCCCATTGGGAGGCTTTACCAGTTCTCGCGCAGGCATCTCTCACGAGTCCTGCCATGCGATCGAGTCAACGTGTGATGGAGGAGGCACACAACATTTCGGAAGTTATGGAACCAATTGTTAGTCATGGTCCACATTTTGGTCCAGACAACAGACGTCAGTCGTTACGCAAACGTTACCAGCCCGCTGGGCCAACGCTTGATTGAGCGCGGTAGCATTGACACACTTATCACACAACATTACAAACATTAAAACAACCATACTAGCCACGGAGAAGGGCGCGGGAGGGAAACCCGGCTGACCTCAAGATAGTACTCTTTACGGTTGTGAACTTAGAAAACACTTGTTGTGGTTGGAGAACGTGTCGTGCAACCTGTCCGCAGCGCCAGCTAATGATCAGAAACAGATCGGCGCACACCTGGAGAAATCTCGAAAGAGTGGGTTCCATTGGGTG